TGCTTGAGGTTCTGCACCTGCCCGGACTCGTACTTCTGGACAGCGGCTTTCTTCACGCCTAGCATCTCGCCTAGTTCTTCCTGAGTCCACCCTTGTTCCTGACGTAACTTCTTGATTGTTACTCCGATACCCATATATTCACACCTCCTTTTCAGTATCTCCATTATAGCACAAAATCAAAAAAGTATCGAAAAAATATATTTTTGGGGTTGCTTTTTGCGAAAATCTATCGTAATATTCTTTTCGAGATACTTTTCAGGTAAAAGTATCTGAATAAGATTCGAGACAACCCGGAGGTGTTTATGAACGAGAAACTATTGAAGATTAAGATGTTGGAGCACGATGACACTCAATCATCGCTTGCTGCCGCGCTTGGTATCGACCTGTGCACCCTGAATTACAAAATCAAGGGTGTGCGGGCTCAGTTCAAGCAAAGTGAGATTCAGACCATCGCTGACAGGTACAAATTGAACGCAAAAGAGATTCAGAAGATTTTTTTCAACAAGGAGTGATTTCATGAAACGAGTAACGGTGGCAGATGCCGCCCGGAGACTCGGAGTGAGTCAACAGTTCATCCGCATCGGATTGCAGCGCAAGATTCTGCCGTTCGGGTGCGCGGTGAAGATGTCTGACCGCTTCACATACCACATATCAGAGAAATTATTGAACGAGTACATAAATGAGTAAGGAAGAATACATCAAGATTCTGGGTGAAATGCTTCAAGGCTGCTGCGTGATTTTCGTTGCGATTGGAGTCTCACTCATTCTGCTGGCTATCAAATGGATGTTTTTCGTGTGAAAGGAATTGAAGAACAAGTACATATATGAAAGCTAAAAGTTTTCTAGTCACATTTGACGGTTAACGCGTGAACTTCATCAACATTTACAAATTAGAACGTAATAGTGACGGTACATACACTGTGATTGTGGATGATGATGATGAAACTAAAACTGCAATTGAAAAGGAATTAAAGAATGAACAAAATTGAATTGATGCCGCATCAGGCTGCCATTTATGATGACAGCGTATTCAAGACCAGAGTTGCCTACTACCTTGACATGGGTCTGGGTAAAACATTCTTAGGCTCTGAAAAGCTGATGCAGCTGAGGACAACATACAATCTGGTACTCTGTCAGGCATCGAAAGTTGCTGACTGGGTTGACCATTTCAAGACATACTATCCGGGCGTGAATGTGATTGATTTCACGAAGAAGAAAGCCACGGTGGAGCCGGGCATCATTGTCTGCAACTACGAACTTGCTTGGCGTAGACCGGAATTGGCAACTATGAAAGACATCACCCTGATGTTGGATGAGTCAAGCATGATCCAGAATCCTAAAGCTAAACGGTCGATATTCATCTTGGATGAGCTAGACTATAAGAATGTCATTCTGCTATCAGGAACGCCAACTGCGGGTAAGTATGAAAAGTTGTGGAGTCAATGTAAGTTGCTCGGGTGGAACATCAGCAGATATGAGTTTTATTCACGATATGTAATTGAAAAGTCTATCGAGGTCAAGGAATTGAACCTACCCTACCCGATTAAGATTGTTGTTGGGTATAAAAATGTTGAAGAATTGAAAAAAATGTTACGGATTCATGGCGCGTATTTCCTGAAAACGGAAGATGTGCTAGAATTACCGGAACAGACGTTCGTGAATATTCCTGTGCCGTCAATCGCTCAATATAAACAGTACCAGAGTAACCATATTGTGACTGTAAATGGTACACAATTGGTGGGTGCAACTACGTTGAAAAGGCATCTGCATGAACGTCAATTGTGCGGTATGTACAACAAAGCCAAGTTGGATGCGTTTTCTTCAATGCTAGACTCAACCGATGATAGATTGATAGTTTTCTATAATTTCACGGATGAGCTGAAAGCCTTGCGAAAGGCTGCCAAGGGTAGACCCATCTCAGAAGTGAACGGCTCCACGCGTAACTTGACCGCGTACGAAAAATATGACAATTCGGTGACGTTTATTCAGTATCAGTCCGGTGCGATGGGACTCAATTTGCAGAAAGCAAACAAGATTGTGTACTTCACACCGCCGACACGCAGCGACTTATTTGAGCAAAGTAAGAAGCGCATCCACCGAATCGGGCAGAAAGATACGTGTTTCTATTACACGTTAATTTGTAAAGGAACGGTGGAGGAACGCATCATGCAGGCACTCAAAGAACGCCGAGACTACACGGATAGGCTATTTGAGGAGCAAGAACATTCACGTTGATTTTCAAGACTATACGCGAAAATACGAACTTTTTTAATTTTTTTGCTTGCTTTTTTCGTAAAAAATCATATAAAAGGAACAGCGCAAGGAGCGATACATATATGGGCGAAGAGAAGATTTTCGAGAACAAAGTGAAACGATACCTTGAATCGAAAGGTATCTACGGCATGGGTACACCACGCGACAAGATGAGCGTGGAGCCTGTCGGCTATTATGAAAAACGCTGGGGTGGCATGTTCACAACATCCGGTCTGCCTGACATGCACATCTGCATTCATGGGCATTCGCTTGAAGTGGAGCTGAAAGGTGAGCATGGCCGCTTGTCAGAAATGCAAAAGTTTATGATTGCACAAATCAATGAAGCTGGTGGAACAGCCATTGTGGTGCGTCCTAGCGGGTTCAGTGAGTTCAAAACTTTAGTGGAAAACTACTTATGAAGTTCTCATACAGCCGCGTGTCATGTTATAAGACTTGCCCTTATCAGTTCAAGTTGAAGTATATTGACAAGCTGGAAACGCTGCCGAACACAGATGCCAACAATGCCCTGTATCTCGGCTCTGCCATGCACACAGGCATTGAAAAGACTGTCAAGGATGCACTTGCTCAGTATTTTTCAAACTACCCGATGCAGACCGATTTGCAGCTAAATGAAGCCATGAAGCTGAAACACCTGATACCGATGGCCAAGGCTGCAATACCTGATGGCGAGTTCGAGGTGAAAGTGGAAGATGATGAGTTTGTCGGCTTCATGGACTTGCTCGTGCCGAAGGGTGGCGGTGTATATGACCTGTACGATTTCAAGTACAGCAACAATGTTGAGCGGTACATGCAATCTGTTCAGCTGCACGTCTACAAGCATTTTTACGAAAAGACCCACCCGGGTCACAAGATAGATAAGCTGTACTACGTCTTTATTCCAAAGACGATGATTCGGCAGAAAAAAACGGAAGATTTGTATCAGTTCCGAAAGCGTCTGCAATCGGAGCTGGACAAGATGGAAATCATGGTCGAAGAAGTCGAGTATGATTACCAAAAGGTCAGGGATTACCTTGAAGCGGTGGAGGAAATCAAAGCTGCATCAGAATATCCCAAAAACTGCACCAGACTCTGTGACTGGTGCGAATACCAAAAATACTGTAAGAAAGGACACACACATATGTTCATACCTAAAATCGAAAAGCCGGTAACAAAAGCAACAATGAAGAAGATACTCTGGTTCTATGGGAAGCCTTGCAGCGGCAAGACCACTCTCGCAGACCAGTTCCCGAACCCGATCATGCTGAACACGGACGGTAACCGCATCGTGGATGGTAAGGGTGATGTGATTTCTATTAAGGACGACATCAGCCGCACCGGGAATGCGGTTAAGGTAACGCCCGCGTGGGACGTTTTCAAAGGTGTCATTGAATGGCTGGAAACGAAACCGGGCAACTATCGCACCGTTGTAGTTGACTTGGTGGAAGACACGCGCCGATTCTGCCGCAAGGCCATGTACAAGAAGCTCGACATTGACCATGAGCATGACGCTGGCTTCGGTAAGGGTTACGACATGGTAGAAACCGAACTGCTGTCAACTTGGATGCGCCTTTTGAATCTTGACTATGAGTATATCATTCTGATTTCTCATGAAGATTCAAGCAAGAACATCACCAACACCGCAGGTGGTCAGGTGACTTGTATTTCACCGAACGGCTTGCCTGAAAAGCTGGCAAACACGCTCTGGGGTCGCGTGACAGCTGTCGGTCGCGTAATTAACAACGGCAAGCGCCGATACATCTCGTTTGCAGTTGATGGCGTGACCTTCGGTGATGCTCATGTGAAGCTGAACAAGCAGGAAGTGCCGCTGTCATTTGACGGTGTGATGGAAGCATTCGGCATTGAGAATACCGAAGCTCCGGCACCAGCTGCTCCGGCTGAACAGCCTGCTGCACCTGCTGAAAGCGCACCTGCTGAGGATGTAGCCGAAGCTGCTCCGGCAGAAGCTCCGGTACAGGCTACCACTCGCCGCAGTGTCGTCAAGTAAAGAATAACCAATAACATACATACAAAAATGGAAAACGTAATTATTCAGAATAACATTGTTGAGGGTGTCATTGATGCCGAAGTGCAGGAAATGACGCAGGACATGTTCAAGGCCATTATTAACCTTGACCAGTACAGCAAGATTGCCAAGGACATCGCCGAGCGCATGATTGCAGAGCTGGCCAACGAGTCATTCATGACCGTTGACTTGGAGCTGACCGACAAGCAGAAAGAGGTGCTGACTGGTGCCACCAACCGCCTTGTCGAGCAGTGCGTGAACAAGTTCGTGAGCAACATCAAAAAGGATGAGCGCACCGAGGAGGTTGCCAACATCGTGATTGAGAAGTGCAAGAAACTGTTGGAGCGTACCCTGCGTGATATCGGTCAGGAAGTCAATCGCGGCTGCATCATCAATTCCACGGCTGTGAAAGCGGATGCCAAGAACGAGAACTACAACACCATTGAGCTGCGTCACAGCAAGGGTAGTGGTGACATTACCGTTCCGGCCAAGGGCATCTTCATCAGTACGAATTGTGTTGAGCTTATTAAAGACAGTATCGCAGTAAATCGTAACGAAATCTAACCTAGAAAGGACAATGAACCATGAATGATATTTTAGATCAATTTGACAGTGAGTTTGATACAGCACAGATGGCAGCTGATGTTGCAGCTGCACAAGCCAATTCTGGCAAATATGAAGAACCGCCTTGCGATGTCTATGAAGTCAAAATCACTTATCTGGGCGTTGGCGCGTCTTCAAAGACTAATAAGCCGATGGCTAAGGCCACATTTGAAATTGTTGCTGGTGACCTTACCGGACGCAGAATCTACATGAATCAGGTCATTGACGTAGGTTTCAAGATTCATATTTTCAATGAGTTCTTGCGTAGTCTGAAAACAAGCATCCCGGTGGTGTTCACGACCTACCGCGAATACAACAAGACCATGATTGACGTGAAAGGTGAATGCGAGGAACGCAAGATGACGTTCCAGCTCAACTTCGCAAAAGACAAGAAAGGTTACAACACGTTCACGATTGAAGATGTGTTCGAGAGTTGCCCGTTCTAATTGACGAATCATGCAAGGGGGGGTAGGGCATACCTACCCCCCTTTTTGGAGGGAAAAAAGATGCTGCATTTTATTGACTTTGAGGTGTTCGCGCATGATTGGCTGTGCGTGATAATCTCACCAACTCATAAAACAAAGAAGGTCATAGTGAATGACCGGGACGAATTGAAAGCCTACTACGATGAGTACAAGAATGAGATTTTCGTAGGGTACAACATACGCCGATATGACCAATTTATTTTCAAGGGCATCTTGTTAGGATTCAACCCGAAAGATGTCAACGACTGGATTATTGTCAAAGACCGGATGGGCTGGCAGTATTCCGACCTGTTCCGGAATATCAACATCAACATTTACGATGTGATGACAAGTCAAGACAGCTTGAAAAAGCTCGAAGGCTTCATGGGGAACGACATTGAAGAATCGGACGTTGACTTCACCATCCAGCGAAAACTCACCCCGGCTGAAATAGCCGAAACTGTGAAATACTGCACGCATGACGTTGAGCAGACCTTGCAGGTGTTCATACACCGCAAGGGTGATTTTCACACCAACATGGCTATATTGAAAGCATTTAACCTACCCTTGAGCGACATCGGCAAGACAAAGACACAACTTGCAGCTGCCGCTCTGGGTGCCGTTAAGACATCGCACAATGATGAGTTTGACCTTGAGTTCCCGCACACCTTGAAGCTGGATAAATACAAGGAAGTGCAGGAGTGGTATAGCAACCCGGAGAACCGTGATTATGAGAAAACACTAGGCACAAAAGATGATCCGTATTATGTGTTTGATGTACCGCACATTTTCGCTTGGGGTGGCTTGCATGGAGCCCGCCGAAAGTATTATGCGGAGGGGCAATTTTTGAACATGGACGTGCGAAGTTATTACCCGTCCATGATGATTAAATATGGATGGTGTAGTCGCAATATACCAGACCCGAAAAGATTTGAATGGATTTATGATGAGCGCGTGAGATACAAGGCTGAAAAGAACCCGTTGCAAGCTCCATACAAGGAAGTTCTCAATTTCACTTATGGTGGGTCTAAAGATGAGTACAACCCACTTTATGACCCTCGACAGGCAAATAACATTTGCATCGGCGGTCAACTTCTGCTATTAGACTTGATGGAAAAGCTGGCACCACACTGCGACATCATTCAGACAAACACCGATGGTATTCTTGTGAAACTGAGAGACAACAGAGAGCTTGTGGAGGAAATCGCACAAGAATGGGTGACTCGCACTGGCATGGTGCTTGAGTTTGATGAATATGTCAAAGTCATTCAGCGGGATGTAAACAACTACATTGTGATTGCAGCGGATGGCTCATACAAGGCGAAAGGTGGGGTGGTAAAAGAGCAGAACAAGCTCGACTATGATACCCCGATACTCAATGAAGCGGTGAAAAACTACTTCATTAAGGGCATCTCGGTGGAAGACACCATCAACGGCTGCAATGAGTTGATAAAGTTCCAGCAGATTTGCCGCGTTTCCAGCTCATACCGATATGCCATGTGGGGTATGAACCGCTTGTACGACAAAACCTTGCGCGTGTTTGCAAGCAAGGACTTGACCGATGGCGGTGTATTCAAAGTGAAAGCTGGGGGCAAACCGGAGAAGTTCGCCAACACATCAATCAACTGCTTCATTGTCAACCGCAATGTGAACGGTATGCCAGTGCCGGACAAACTTGACAAAGATTTTTACATAAACATGGCAAAACGCCAAGTCAATCAATTTCTCGGAAAGGAATAACACATTATGTTCAGAGGTTACGTTGCCACTAAAAACAAACGCTGTCTGGAGAAGTTCAAGGACGTTGAACGGCTCAAGACATATGAGGAAGTCAAGCATCTGGATGAGTTCGCCGGAATACTGGATGGCGAGACAATCCTGCTGGATTTTGACGATGAAGCACAGGGGAAACAAGCATTCCAGCTCGTGCAGGACATGCAGCTGAAATGCCGTGTATACCAGACCACGCGAGGTGTGCATATTCTGTTCAGGAATCACACCGTGCAGAAATGCAGCACCGCAACGCGCCTAGCATGCGGTTTACGCGCCGATATAAAGGTGGGGCTTAATGCTTACTCGGTTCTTAAGTTCAAAGGGCAGGAACGCCCCATTCTGTACGATTCTGAGGTATACGAGGAAGTGCCCGCTTTCTTCACCCCGGTGAGCTCACCAACAGAGTTCTGGAAAATGGGCTCTGGTGATGGCCGGAACCAGACCTTGTTCGGGTACATCCTGACCTTGCAGAGCAATGGATTCTCAAAAGAAGATGCTGCCCAGTGCATCCGGGTCATCAACAAGTACGTTCTGGCAGAGCCGCTGCCGGAACGTGAGCTGAACACCATCCTGCGTGATGAAGCATTTGAGCAGGAAGTCAAGCCAGTATTCTTCAATGGCAAGACATTCATGTTTGACAAGTTTGCAGAGTACATACGTGACAAGGCACACATTGTCAAAATCAACAAGCAGTTGCACATCTACAATGACGGTGTGTATGTGGCATGCAATGAAATGATTGAAGCCGAAATGATAAAGCATCTGCCCGGCCTGAATCAAGCCAAGCGCACCGAGGTTCTGCGATATTTGAGCCTGTTGATTCGTGAGGAAGTGGAACAATCGCCCGCTCGCTATGTGGCATTCAAGAATGGCATATACGACATCGTGAGCGACCAACTGCTGCCATTCTCCGAAAAGTTTGTGATTCTCAACAAAATCAATCACAATTTCAACCCGGGAGCACATGCCGAGCTGGTGGATGAGACGCTGGACAAGCTCGCTTGTCATGACCCGGAAATCCGCGCATTGCTGGAGGAAGTGGTGGGTTATTGCTTCTACCGCCGGAATGAGCTGGGCAAGGCGTTCGTGCTCGTTGGTGACGGTTCCATGGAGAAAGGTGCGTCCAATGGTAAGTCCACATTTTACAGTATGATAACGGCCATGCTGGGCGAGGAAAATATCAGCTCGCTAGACATGAAAGAGCTGAACGAAAAGTTTATGAATGCCGAGATATTCGGCAAGCTGGCCAACATCGGTGATGATATTGATGACGGCTACATTCCGAGCTCGGCCATGTTCAAGAAGTTTGTGACAGGCGAGCGGGTGCAGGTACAGCACAAGGGAGAAAAGCCATTCCAGTTCAAAAACTATGCGAAGATGCTTTTCGCTGCAAATGAGATTCCGAAAATCAAGGACAGGGGCGGCGCCATTCAGCGCCGATTGGTCATCATTCCTTTCTTGGCTCATTTCAGCAAGAGTGATCCGGACTATCGGCCATTCATCAGCACCGAGCTGCAAGAGCCGGACTGTATTGAGTACCTGATTCAGCTGGGCATGCGCGGGTTGAAGCGGGTACTTGAAAATCACGGCTTTACCGAGTCCGACAAGGTGAAGGTGCAGCTGGATGACTTTGAGGAAACGAACAACCCGCTGATTGGATTCTTCAAGGACAATATCGGCCTGACGGTGGAGAACCAGACCAACACGGCAATCTATGCCATGTATACGGAATACTGCATCGTGAACAATCACAATCCGATGTCGAAGATTGCTTTCTCGAAGCAAATCACAAAGCGATTCGGAGTTGAGCTGAAACACATGGCGGTAGATGGAAAAGTACAACGTGTGTTCGTCAAGAAGTGAAGCAGAAAACCCCGGTGGATTAACCACCGGGGTTCCTGTTTATGACAGAGACAACAATGCGGAAACAACGAACAATGAACAAACAACCGCATTGTTGTCTACCCAACTACCATTTGTTGCCGGACGCTTCACAGCGTTCTGGATAGGCTCGCATGGATTTGAACCATGACAAAGAGACTCAAAATCTCCGGTGCTACCGTTACACCACAAGCCTGTTTTCCCGGCTGCCACTGACCCTCGCCGGGTGGTGGTCAACTTTTACTCATATGAAACCACACCAGAGTTTCCCCTCTCTGGTGCGACCCATCAACCGTTCCCCAGTGGCTCATCCCGATTGACAGGCTACAATAGGTGCAGCAGGGCTCGAACCTGCGACATGCGGATTAAAAGTCCGCTACTCTACCGATTGAGTTATACACCCGCTGTGACGTTCTGTGCGGGAATTGAACCCAGCGTCACAAGATTGAAAGTCTTGCATCCTGACCACTAGACGAACAGAACAGATTGTCAGCGTTTTGAACAGGTCGCTGCCCCTGTTCGGTCGGGGAGAAAGTTGGTGCACGCGTCGCCCCGACCTTGCCACTCGTTGCCCGGTGGTGACTCCCCGGTTTACCGCTCCGATCCCAGCGTCAAGCCCGGCACTCATTCGGCACAGACACTATTTTTGACCCCACCCGTAGGCAGACCCCCGCTGAAAAGGGAACAGACGGAAGAATCAGGGCTCGAACCTGAACAGCCTTTCAGCTGACTACGGCTTAGCAAGCCGCTGCATTACCATTCTGCCATTCATCCATGTGAGCTGTATAGGTAGGACTCGAACCTACGACCAAGAGATTAACAATCTCCTGCTCTTCCAACTGAGCTACTATACATTTTTTGAACAGGAAGCCAAGGACTCGAACCCTGATAACCGGAGTTGGAGTCCGGGGTACTACCATTGTACGAACTTCCTATCTTTGAGCGGAAGAGGTAGGATTCGAACCCACGCAACCTTTCGGTTGACCACGGTTTTCAAGACCGCTCCAATAACCTGACTCTGGCACTCTTCCGATAAGCAAGTAACAGGCGTTTCAACTTTTAAGAAACTAGAGACTGGCGGTCAAGAAGACCCCCAGAATGACCCGTCCAACGGTGCTTACTTGCTTGTTTTTGCTGTACATGCACCTGACACCTTGCGTTGCTTTCCCCGGAATCAGGAACATGTACAGCGGATTGCGCAGAAGGGACTCGAACCCTCAATGATGGCTTATGAGACCATCGTGTTACCATTACACTACCGCGCGATTTTGTAGGCCGTGTGTCGGATTTGAACCGCATCTCCCTTGTCCCCCATTTGGACGCGGGCGCTTTACCGGGTTAAGCTACACACAGTTTTATAACCCCGAGCATTTTACACCAGCTCGGGTGGAGGTGTCAGATTATGTCAATCTAGTAAAGATACGTTGCCTTTTGTACCCTCGCCGCCGGGTGTGCTGCACACACCTTTTGACTTGGGCATTTTAGCAATTTTCCCCACAATGTCAAGCTTATTTTTAATTTTTTTCGCTTTTTTCACTCCGATACAGTTCTTCCGTCTCGAAGTGTTCACATGGTGGCTGGTCGTAGTTGATGGGCGGGAAGCCGTTTTCAGGGTGCATGCAGGTGGCATCGTACATTCCGCAGTATGCACAGTTCAGGCATTTCCGGTCTTGTTCTGGTATTTCGTGGGCTTTCATAAGTGGATGATTTCAGGGCAATAATAGAGTTTCACTCTACTGCTGCCAAAGTTCCATTGCAAGATTGGCCTGTTTGCTTTTATGTAGGCAGCGGCTTTTTCGCCAAGATGTTTGCGGATGGAGCTTATCTTTCGGTAGCAGCCGCGTTCTCGCACTTGGTCTACCGGGTAGAGTAATTTTTTCGTGGCCGGGTCATAATACGGGATAATGACCTTGTACTGAACCATTTTCAGAAGACGATTAGCTATGACTCCGGTGCATTGCAAGATTTGTGGTCTTGGTTGATAGTTCGGGTTTTCGAGTATGGCCGGGGTTGCGGTCAAATGTGAGTTTTCGATGTAATGCGAAGAGTGTATTTGAGAATGTACACCATTGTGGTAATACATATCAGCTAAGGCATTCAAGGCTTCCTCATAGTGCCACATGGTGAGATTGTAGTGGATTCGCTCATAGCGTATTTTTTCGCGCTTGCGCCAAAGGGTTGTCCGTAACGATGCAATGTTTGCTCGGGGGGGGATGTTGTTCTTCCCCCTCAATCTGGCATCGGCCTGATATAAGACGTCAGTGGTGACGTATCCTTGCTTTTTGAGCGTATCTATTTTGCACAAAAAGGCTCTGTGACGTGGTAGTTTCATGGTCAGATGCGGGTATAGAGCCAATATGCGGCCACAAGGGCGAGAATGTACGGGGAGAGGGACAACAGGAGCAGAACAAGCCCCAGCGCGATATACGCCGCTCCTGCCACAATGCCGCCGCCAACAATGCCAGTCACGGCAAGGGCTTCTGCTGTGCGCTTGGCAAGGCTTTTCTGGTTCTGGTTTTTGGGAGCGGTTACAATGCCGTTGCCGTATCGAAGTGGTCTTTTCATATTGTGTCTTTGGTTTTTTTGAGTTGATAGCAGGGGCAAGCCGGGTGCTGTGCCGGGAAGCGAAAAGCGTGCAGGTTGCATCGGCATTCCGCGCCATTGTAGTGGCAGCAGGTGCAGCAGATTTTCGGGTTCTCCCAATGTAACGGTTCAATCTTGTTCTGCTTCATAGGCGGGACAATCGTGAGCTTTGACGTTGTGGGTCGTCCAATGCACAATGTTTTTTAAGCATTTGCCGATGTCTGGGCGGTGCTGGTATGGCACGTAGTTGTCGCAGTTGCCACAGGTGGGTGAGTTGTCAACTGTGGGTTGACTGCTTGATTTTGCGTTTTCGGGAGATTTATCGGTCATTTCGGTATTTTTTGTTCCGTTTCCGGGGTTTAATTTCGTGATTTCGGGAAATGAAATGAAGTGTCAAGGATTGCTTGACTGTTCATTTTCGGTTGAGCTTGTAGGTCATTTGCTTTATTTGCTTGCGGCGTTCGCGGCGTTTCGTCGCTTTGGCTGAGAAGAATCTACGCCATGCTCGGTTTGTTTTGTGTGTGAGCGTTGCCGTCATTTCATAGCGGATTGGCCTGAAGTAATACAGCTTTTGCAGCATATTCCAGTATCTTTGGGGTGGTGTACGATGTCATGTTGTTCATGGGTGGAACGGGGGGAGGTCTGGCTCAATCGCCCATGTAGGGGCGTAGGTGCTTCTGAAAACAGGTTTAGGCTCTGGCTCTGGCTCCGGCTCGGGGTCTATCGGCTCAAAGTGACTGCAAACAGGATGGTTATTACTCTTTAATTGCTTCCAGACTTTGCACCACTTGAAACTCTGAGATTCAAACAAGCCGCCAACTAAAGCCCGCGTTGTAAAAGCGCAGTTCTGGCAGGTGCTTTGCATTTTGTTTTGCATGGGTGATGGTCAAAGTTGTTTGTGTTGCATGAAATGGGGTTTTTGCAAGACAAAGGGTTCTATTGAAAATCGTCGCACGGTGTTTTATCTCGGTGGACGTAGATTTGCTTCTTGCGGCAGAAATACTCAAGGTCATCATCTCTGTTCCAAAAAGCATCATTTGCGCGGTCGCTGAAAATGTCGCTTGTATGGCGTTTATTCTGTGGGCGGTGTGTCGATTTCGGGGTCGGGAATGTCGCGCTCACAAATGGCTGAAATGTGTTCAATATCAGGCTGGGCATAGGAATGCAGAGTCCAGCCGTCTTTGGCTAATCGGTTCAGCTCAATCTCCATAGATTTCTCTGCTAGTCCCGGACTAGACAAAACGTAAAATACTTTGTATTCTTTCATTTCAGCGGGTCTTTCTTGTATTCGGCGGGAATCGCGTTCCAGATGCGGTTGATTTCGGCGGTGATTTTGTCGGGGGTGGTGATGGCGTGAGGATTCAAAAAGTCCTCACGCATTGTTTTCGTCCAACAGCCCTCTTTTCTCATGAGCCAAAAACGGATGTAGCCGCCGCTCGTGTTTTCTTCTTTTACTATGAAAAAACCGCACTCAGGCTTGAGCTTGTTTTCCAGCACAAGCAGCTCACGGAACAGCTCGGATTGGATGTGGGGAAGGTTCATGATTTTGAGCGTCTTTCAGCAATAATGTGGCAGGTGTCATCCACGGTGGGGGGATTGTCCTGCGCTGCATGAGCCGTCAGCGCATGCGTATGAACAAACGTGGCACTTGTAGCCCGGGATGAGCTTGTTAAGCTCAAACATGGCTTGCTTGACGTGTAGCAGAGCCGGATGGCGTTCAGAGCCGGGGAGTGCGAAATGCTTGTGGTAGACATTATTCAGGTCATCCCACATTCGTTCACAGGCTTGTTTTTCTTCGGGTGTCATTGCCGGATCGCCTTTCATTCGTTATTACAAAGCTTTTCTTGACAACCGTCAAGCTTGCTCTCGTGTTCGTGGTCAAACACTTCAATATCGTTGAAATTGTACGCAAAAGCATCTTCATCATCTCCTTCGCCTGTCGTTTCACATGAGTTATTCACATCGGAAGAATAAAGATGGTTGAACACGATAAAGGCATCCGATATGCTGCGCTGCTCTTTGGTATGCTTTTCACGCAGCTCGGCACGCTCCTGTTTCTGCCGAGTCTGCATTTTGCTGTACATTTTCTTGTACGCATCATAACACGGTCGCCAAAACACCTTGAAGAGATACCCTTCGGCCTTAGACAGATTAAATTCGTAC